AAAAAATCGAGAACACGCTCGAGGCGCTGGAAACCCGCAACCGTGATCTCGAGCAGCAGATCGTCTCGGGTGCCCGCAATGGCTCCGATCCGGTCAAGTCGTTCGGTGATCGTGCCGCCAATGACGAAGCGATGCGCGCCTATGCCGCCGGCGGTTCGCGCGGCACGGTCCGGATCTCGCTGCCGGTCAAGCAGGCGATTACCTCGGTCAAACCAGGCGGCGGCGGCCTGATCTGGTCTGACCGCGAAACGGAAATCGTCGGACTGCCGCAACGCACCATGACAATCCGCAACCTGCTGACGCAAGGCCGCACGTCCTCGAACATGGTCGAGTATGCAAAACAAACAGTGCGGACAAACAACGCCGGCATGGTCTCAGAGGGTGTGCAGAAGCCTGAATCCGCATACGAATGGAATCAGGCCGACGCGAATGTTCGCACCGTCGCGCACTGGGTCCATGTCAGCCGTCAGGCCATGGAAGATGCCGATCAGCTGCAGACCGAAATCGACAGCGAGCTTCGCTATGGTCTGATGCTGAAGGAAGAAAGTCAGCTGCTCAACGGCGACGGCACCGGGGTCAATCTCTCTGGTCTCGCCACCGAGGCGACGGCTTATTCCGCGCCGTTCGCGGTAACCGGCGAGACCATGATCGACACCTTGCGGCTGGCTCTTCTCTAGGCATCGCTTGCGGAATACCCTGCTGACGGCATCGTTCTACACCCGACAGACTGGGCGCGGATCGAGCTGACCAAGGATGGCGAGTTCCGGTACATCTTCGCCAATGTCATCCAGATGTCGGGTCCGCAGCTCTGGGGCCGTCCGGTCGTCGCCACGCAGTCGATGACCGAAGATGACTTCCTTGTCGGCGCTTTCCGCGCCGCGGCCACGATTTATGACCGTATGGATCCGGAAGTGGTGGCGTCGTCCGAAGACCGCGACAACTTCATCAAGAACATGATCACCGTACGGGCGGAAGAGCGCCTGGCGCTGGCGGTCAAGCGCCCTGCTGCGCTTGTTCTGGGCGATTTCGGCAACGTGTCCGGCTAGGCCTGGTTGGCTCATCACATCGGGCGGCTCTGTGCCGCCCGATTCATGAACCAAAGGAGGTTGATATGAAGATCAAGGCACTACGAACGATAACCGGAGAGTATGGCACTGTCCGGCGCGGGGCTGTTGCCGAGTTGGCGGACGGCGTGGCGGAACGTCTTGTCAAGCGTGGCCTGGCGACGGCGCTGGGCAATAAAGTGAAAGCCAAAAAGGAGGCTGCCGAGACGGCATCGGGAAACCCTTCGAAGTCCCAAGCTGGTGGCCAGAATGGGAAGGACAAAACGTCGTCATAATTGCGGGCGGACCGACCGCTTCCGAGGTTGATCTCAGCCGGTGCGTGGGCAAGGCGCGGGTGATCGCGGTCAATAATTCCTACAAGCTCTATCCGAACGCCGACATCCTCTATGCCTGTGACTATGTTTGGTGGGAGCGCCAACAGGGGGTTCCGGATTTCAAGGGGCTGAAGCTGTCAGTCGACAGCAAGGCGGTTTCACGGCCATGGGGAATTCGTCAGGTCGGAATCAACAAGAAGGACGACCGGCTGGAGCTTGTGCGCAGAGGTACGGTCGGGTGGGCCGGAAACGGCGGGTTTCACGCCTTGAACCTTGCAGTGCAGATGCAGCCGAAAAAAATCGTGCTCGTCGGGTTCGACATGCGGATCGATCATGGTCTGCATTGGCACGGTGCGCACCCCTCGGGAATGAACAACCCATCACGTCGGAACGTGGAGCGGTGGCGTCGCTGCATCGACGATTCGGCTGAGATCATCTCGCGTCTGGGTATATCCGTCATCAACGCAAGCCCGATATCGGCCTTGCAGGAGTATCAGAAAATGAGCTTTGACGAGGCGTCGCAATGTTGATCCGGCTCTCCCAGCCCAGCGCCATGGCCATTCCGCTGGATGCTGCCAAGGCGCATCTGCGCATCGACAGCAATAATACCGACTCCGATGCCTTGGTCACACGACTGATCAAGGCGGAAACACGGCGCTATGAAGATTTCACCGGACGGATCATGTCCGCCACCGATTTCCGCATGACCCTTCAAGCGTGGTCAGATCCCCTCATCATCCCGGCCGCGCCAGTGCGGAGCGTGACTGCAGTCAAGTACTCCGATGCTGATCATGATCTGCAGACAGTCGACCCTTCAAACTGGACTTTTGTTTCGACATCTTCGGGTGGCGAGATCTGGTTCGAATCCGGATTTTCGCTACCAACCCTTTCGACGCGGCCTGATCCGGTCTGGGTCGAGTTCCAAGCGGGATATGATGACCCTAATGCGTCTGGTTCCGGTGATGACCCAGAGCTGGAAGCGGTTGAGGCTGACCAGAGAACAATCAGCATGATGGTGGCCAGGATCCACGATCATGACATGGCCATACCGGATGACGAGCTCCGCCGGATCGCTGGAACGCGGAGGATCTTGCGGTGATCGGGCTGGGAACCTTCATACACCCGATGGCGTGTCTTGATGACAGCTGCATGGTCGGCGAGAGGGTGCGTATCTATCAGTTCTCCAGCGTCATCCGCGGGGCCTGCATTGGAGATGAGACGGTGGTTGCTGCCGGTGCATGTGTTGACGGCACCATTATCGGGAAGCGGTGCATCGTTTCGCCGGGTGTTGATATGGGACCGGGTTTCGAGATCGGTGACGAAGTCTTTCTCGGCCCGCATGTGGTGCTTTGCAATGACTATTGGCCGCGCACCCACAAGAGCGGCTTTGATTATGAGGCACTGCGTCGGGGGGATGTGGTGTGCATTCGTGTCGGCAATGGCGCGTCAATCGGAGCCGGTGCGAAGATCATGCCGGGCGTGACGATCGGTGCGGGCGCAATGATTGCGGCGAACGCGGTGGTGACGAGCGACGTGCCGGCAAACTGCATCTGGCGTCATGATGGCGAGGTTCGCGCAATACGCGACGAAGACCGGATCATGCGGGTGCGGCCGTGCTGACGGTTGCGACGCTGTTCTGGCAGGCCAATCAGGCTTCGAGGGATTTCTCCCGATGCTATGACGAGAGTTGGGTCGAGAAACTGTACCGCGGCTTTGCCCGGCACCTATCGGCACCGTTTCGTTTCGTCTGCTATGTCGATCGCGACTATGTGTTTTGCGAGCCGATCGAGCAGCGGCGGATATCGGCGCGGGTGCCGGACTACTCCACCTGCATCGAACCATATGAACTCGGTGTTCCCATGATCCTGTGCGGCCTGGATACAATGGTCACCGGCAATCTGGACGGTCTTGCCGCGTATTGCATGACGGGAACCCGCCTGGCGCTGCCACGGGATCCCTACAACAAGCGACAGGCCTGCAATGGTGTGGCGCTCATCCCTGCCGGTCATGAACGGGTGGCGGCAACGCATTCCGGTGAAAACGACATGGTCTGGGTGCGCGGTTTTGATCATGTGTTTATCGATGATCTTTTCCCCGGTCAGGTCGAAAGCTACAAGGGCGGGATCATGCGGCAGGGGCTTGGTGATGCTCGGATCGTCTATTTCCACGGCCAGAAAAAGCCGCACCAGCTTTACCACAAGAAGTTGATTCAGGAGCACTGGATCTGATGGCGTATTACCAGGGTGGCAGCAAGAGCCGGCCGCGCGGCGCCGGCCAGTTCGACAAGAGGGTCATTTTTGACAGTCCTTCGGCTTCCAGTGATGGTGCCGGCGGTACAACTTCGGGGTGGAGCGAGGAATTTTCGACTCCCGCCTCCTATCTGCGTCTGCGGGGTGGTGAAACCGTTCTGGCCGCAAGGCTGAGCGGTAACCAGCCGACCATCATCACAGTGCGGTATTCCAGCCAGACCAAGATGGTCACGCAAAGCTGGCGCGGTCGCGATGCCAACACTGGAGAGGTATTCAATCTCCGGGCGATCGTTCCCACCGACGATCGGGCTTATTTTGAAATCACGGCTGAAAGCGGGGTTGCGGTCTGATGCCATGGGTTCGGTTTTGCAAGAGCTTCGACTTCTCTCCGAAGGCCTTCGCTGGGCGTTTGACGACCGCTTACCAGGCTGGGTCGGTGATGAATGTAACGACCGAATGCGCCAGGTCTGCCAAGGCTTCCGATGCTGCAGTTGCGGTCAAGTCGCCACGGTTGCCAGCTGTCAGGCCAGACTCGGATGAAGATTGAGCGCAAGGAAAAGCTCTTG